CAACATTACCACTCGCATCAATAACTAATGAATCTGTGTTCTCCCAAATATCATCTGTGTCATTATATCTTAATACTTCACCTTCTGTAGGTGTTGTAATCTCTAAATCATGTAATTCGTTTAAATGATAACCTAAATCGTAAGCTCTAATAGCTATTGTACCGTTAGCGTTTTTCTTCAATACAAAAGCACAAGGTATAACTTGATTTGGTGCTGAAGGCTGAACCTTAGTAAGTTCACCAGCATAAGTAGGTGAAGCGAATAGTATATCACCTTCTAGCCATGTTTCACCTATAGCAGTATCAAATCCAGCTCCAGTAGTATCTACGCCTTTTAATATACCTGTACTTAAAACATATCCAAATTCATTTATAGCTAAGTCTTGCTGACATATACCTAAGAATCTTCTTTCATCAATAGTGTTATTAGCTATATATTTTGATACTTCAATAGCACCAGAATTACCTACAGCTCCAGAAGCGTATACAGCATTACCTGCTACAAGTGCTTCGGCAGCTTTTACATAGAAGTGGACACCTTTAGCTAGTCCATCATCTACAGTCTTTACTTTAGATATTCTGGTTAGTTTTGACATTTAATTATGTTTTTATCTGACGTTTTTAAGTCTTTCGTTTTCCTTTTCTAGGAACTCTACCTTTACTTTTAGGCTGCTGACCTCAGATGTTAATTCTAAAACCTTATCTCTAAGTTCATCTTTTTCATCAGCTGATTTTGCTAATAAGTTTTCTAAATTTCTAACTCTATCTTTAAGGTCATCACGATATTGTACGCCGTCATTATTTTGCACGCTATCTTTACGCTCTTCAGCTTTTACTTTAAGTCTAGCTTCAAAGAACTTCCATACACCAGCAGAACCAGCAACAGTAGCTATAGTTATTATAATTTGAGTAAGGTTATCCATTTTTTATATCATTATGTAATTTTTCTAAAATCAATCTTCTCATACTTCCAAATGAAGCAAACATTAAAATAAACCATCCCCAATGTGTTGGGGTAGGTAAACCAATATGAGTTATATATGTTATTGTGGTAATAGTATATACAGCAAACGTAAACATAGATGCAACAACTCTGCATTTAATATTTAATCTACTAACACAATATAATTGAAAAAATCCTGAAAAAATAATAATGGCTCTAAAGATATATAATTCACCTAACTCAATTCCAATAGCAAAGTGAACAAGCAATAAATTACATAAAGCTAAAGTTATTTCAGTTGGCTGACTATCGCTATAAGTCCATATTTGTTTGAGTCGTTTAAGCATTTCTTTCTAATTTTTCTTTAACAACTCTAATGGTATTCCAAATAGCGAAGACTAATATAATAATCCAACCTGTATTACTTCCTTTTAATATTCCGCCCATATACATATTAGCACACGTTGATATAGCTATTAATGTAGCTACCTGTACTGCTATAAGTCTGTATCGTAAACAATTAGACCATAAAACAGCCCATAATTGAAAGACTCCAGAGAAAATGCCGAAAAACATTAATCCCCAATGAGCATCTTGAAAATCTACAAGTATAGCAAGTGGAAGGCATATTAAATGACAAAAGGCTATAAGAACTTCATTTGGCTCTGAATCTGAAAACCAAAATAATTCTTTAACCTTTTTTAAGCCTTTTTTACTGGTCATTACACTCAGTATTAGCTTACAGGTGTAGCTCTAGGTGCTAAATAAACAATGCAAGAACCACTGTTTAATTCAACGAAATCCCAAGTTCCAAAAATAGTAACTCCAGCAGGAAAAGTGTGAGATGTAGTAATAATTAAAGATTCGTCAGTTGCAGTTAAGTTTGTTACCGCACCGAAAGTATCTCCTGTTTCATCTTCACCATCAACTGTACTTATAGAGTTGGTAACTCCACCCATATTTTCTAGAGCTTGAAAAGTAGTTTCTTCTAAGAATGTAATTCCAGCAACATATCTATTAGCTGAGTTTCCATTTAAGTCAACTTTAGAGCCGTCTCCGTTTAAATATATAGAACCATATTGACCAAATGAAAATTCTTGGTATTTTGTTCCTGATAATGCCATGATATTATTTTTTTAAATTCGTACAAATATAATAAAATTATCTATAAACAATTTCTTTTCCTTCAAGAACTCTATAAAATCTACTAACTAAAAGCTTGCCTTTCTGCGATATAGCGAATCTTCGCTCTCTATTGTGGGTTTTATCTAGGTAAACAAAAACATAACCTAGCTTATTTAAACGTGGAATTTTTTTTGAAGCGAATCTATCTGAAGCTCTAAAGTTACCTATAACATAACTATAATTAAAATACTTCATATCGTAAACATGAAATAAAAACTCTATTTCATTGACTGAAAGACCGTAGGCATCTCTAAAATAATAAAGAACAGGTCTGTAGTTTTTTAGGTATCCAGGGTTAGGCATTTATTGAATTTAATTGTTTTGGCAAAGTTAACTATTTTATTGTATATTTGCTGATAATTAATTTCATTTAACATGGCTACTTTACAAGGTAAAAATATAAGTGCTACTTATCAGACTTTATTAAAGACATCTGCTAATACTGGTATTAACTCAACTGTAGGTAATATTGAAGATGGTCAAGGAACTACTTCATCATTATACTTGTCTACAGATGCAGCAGCTGTTGTCGGAAAGTTTGGTATAGGCACAACAATACCGAGTCAACAACTACATATAGTTACCACTTCTGCTCAACCCTTATTGGTTGAAGATGGAACAGGTAATGACCAATTTTATGTAGGTGATTCTGACTCAAACTTTAATGTTAAATTAGGTGATATTACTGGAGCTTCTTCAGGTAATGATACCGTACTATATGTAAAAGACTCATCAAGTAGTATTATAGCTACAACTACTAATTTAGGTATAAACAACGATACACCTTCTCATCAACTACATGTTGGTAATAATAGTGGTACAGCTAAATTTGCTTTAGGTTCAAGCACTACAGCTTTTGATGTAAATAACATACTTACTGTAGACACCACAAATGAAAGAGTAACTATAGATGGAGATTTCATTGTTACTAAATCATTTAGTGAGGCTCCAGAAAGATATACTTTAAAAGAGTCCTTTGAACAAAAACCAGGTCTTAACGCTAGTGTAGGGATAGCTTACAACAGAAACTTTGAGATTACAGGAACAAACGCATCTGATGATGATATTACTTGGAATGCTGGAGCTGTAGCAGGATTATTCATTCAAACAGACGGAGCTTCTGGTGATGATATAATTGTTCAGCCTCATACAGATGCTAATAAGTCAGCTTGGTACAACATCGGATGGAACACTAGTAAATCTTTGATTTATGAAGCTTACGTTCAATTTATAGATGTTACAGATATGGCTTTTATGTCTGGATTGAAAATTACTAACGCTTGGAATTATGGAACAGATGCTGACCAAGCTTACTTTTACTTCGCTACAGGAGACACTGTTGAAGGAGCTACCAATACATTGACAGATAATACTAAATTACACTTTATATATAGTGTAGCTGGTACTGATTATATAACTGACTTAGAGTTAGGTGTTTCAGCTAACGATAAGTTAAGACTAAAAATAGAAGTTGACGGAAGTAGACAAATTAGCATTTATGTTAATGAAGTTCAGTACGGACTAGCTACTACTTCTGTAGCTGGTGGTACAACTGCTGCTACATCAACGACTAAATCCGCAACTTTAACTGATGATGTTGAGCTTCTTCCATTCACTGGAATTAGTGCCTTGGCTGCTTCGGCTAAATCTTTTGGATTGATTTACAAGAAACTAAGTATGGTTATATAAACTATACTTTTTTATATTAATTAAATTAAATAAACAAAATGAAAACAGAAGACCTTATTAAAGAGGTTGGCACGTCTGTAATAGACTTGCTAATCGAGAAAAACAGAGCCTACGGAGATAGTGCTACTAACCCATCAAACATATTCTCAAAAGGAAGTGCTATAGATAGTCTTTGTGCTAGAATAGATGACAAATTGATGAGAATTAAAAACAAAGGAATAAACGATAAAACAGAAGATACTGTAAATGATATTATCGGCTATCTTATTCTTTTGAAGGTAGCGATGATAAACGAATCTAATAAGAAGGTAGAAAATAACTATCAAGAACTTTACACTCATTTTGTATCTGACAATAAAAACAATACAACATGGAGTTATTAGAAGATATAAAGCCTATAATTAGAAAGATAACTATAGGCGACATGAAGGAAGGATTGACTTATGTTGTTGGTCAAACAATGATGAAAGGTCAATTAGAGGTTACAGCTATTATTCAAGACGAAGCAGCATGGTATAAACACCAACAAGTTGTTTATGACGTTTATGTAAAGCGTTTTGATGAAGATTATTCTAAGCCTTGGAAGAGATTTTTTTCTCAACCTACCTCAATAGAATTTGATATACAAGATAGAAACGAATATAATGTAATGTAAGATGAAATTAATTAAAGACATATTTTTAGTAAAATTACCGAAGTTAGTTGAAGACACCGTAACTGTAAATGGTGTCGAAATGTATTTAGACTCTAGTTATGACCCTATGAAGTTCGCTAGACAATACGGAGAGGTTGTTATAACTCCAGAAAAGTTAAGTAGTGAACACATGGATATTCAGGTTGGAGATAGAATTTATTTCCATCATTTCGTAGCTGACAATAAAAACAAAATGGTAGAAGATGAAGATGGTAACTACATACTTCAAGTTAAAGCAAATCAGATATATTGTGCTGTAAGAGAAGGAGAAATCATAATGCAGAATTTCTGGTGCTTTGTAGAGCAGAAGTTAGAATCAGAGGAGAATTATAAAACTGACTCTGGTATATTTTTGAAGTCTACTCCTGACATAGAAGAACTTAGAGGATACTTGAGATACGCAAATCAAGAGATTTTAGATTATGGAGCCAAGGTAGGTGATGAGGTTGTATTTACGGAAAACTCTGAATACAATATGAATATCGAAGGTAAGGAGCTCCTAAGAATGAGAAACATAGATATACTAGCTGTCATAGAGTAATGAGTATAGATGTAAACAAAAAACTAGAAGAGCTTATGCAAGCTGGTTTGGAGGCTTACGAAATACTTGTTGAAGAAATTAAAAGACCTCTAGACGAAGAGTTACAAGATGATAAAAGACGTAACGCTATGAAGGCTAAGAAGGAATGTTTTCTTGACGCTAAAGAGATATTATCTTCCATTAAAAAGATTGAAAGTCAAATTAATGGAGAAGAAGAATCTGATGAGGTTGAAGAAGAGAAAGCATTTTCAGCTGGTTTCGTAGAAAAGTTCGCTAAAAAATAATGCCTGAATTTGAAGAAATATCTGGAATAAAGATTGAGCTTCCTGAGAAGCCAAGTAAGAAGGATATATTGTTTTCTGACTTACCTAAGAAAAAGCAGAAATGGTCTAGAACGGTTATGCCTTCTGGATTATATCCTGAAACGGCTTCAAAGTACGCTGACTTTATTAATCAAGAGTTTGATAGGAGAGCCAACGGTGTTTGGTTCATGAATAATGGTGTTCCTACATATATAACTGGAGAGCACTATTATTATTTAAACTGGTGTAAACTAGATATAGGTTATCCTGAATATAGAGATAGAGATAGAAGATTCTATATGTTCTGGGATTACTGCATAAAAGACCCTAATTGTTTCGGAATGGTTATGGTTAAGCATAGACGTGAAGGAGCTTCTTATAAGGGAGCAGCTATGTTGTTGTATGAAGTTACAGCTAATTATAACGCTCATGGTGGTATTATTAGTAAAACTGGAGCCGATGCTAAATCATTGTTTACTGATAAGATGGTTTACATGTTTAGAAATCTACCATTCTTCTTTCAACCTATTATTGATGGTTCTGATAACCCTAAGTCTACTTTAAGTTTTAATCAGCCAGGACAAAAGATTAGTAAGAATTTTAAGACTGTTACTAAGTCTGAGGCTCTTAACTCTAAGATTGACTGGAGAAATACTAAGGAAAACTCTTATGACTCCGTAAAGCTTGTTAGATATTTGTGTGATGAGGCAGGTAAATGGGTTGACGCTAACGTAGAAAAGAACTGGGAAGTTGTACGCTCTTGTTTAACACTAGGAGATAAGATTATCGGTAAATGTTTTATGCCTTCTACTGTAAACGAATTATCTAAGTCTGGTGGAGAAAACTTTAAAAACCTATGGTATGATAGCGACCCAGAAGATTTAGATGCTAACGGAAGAACTCGTTCAGGTCTTTATCAATATTTTACTCCAGCATACGATGGATATGAAGGTTTTATTGATGAGTATGGAATGTCAGTTGTAGAGACTCCAAATGATGAGCAATCTAAGTTTACTGGCAAAACAATAGGTGCTAAGGAGTTTTTAGAAAATATTAGAAAGTCATATAAGAACAATACATCAAAGCTTTCGGAAGAAAAGAGACAAAGACCATTTAGTATTGATGAAGCTTTTAGAAGTGATGTAAACAATAGTATATTTGATGTTGAAAGGATTTATCAACAAATAGATTATAATAACGCATCAAATTCTGTTACTGTTTATGGAGATTTTGTTTGGAAAGGAGGAGTAGAAGACTCAGAAGTTATATGGCAGCCAAGAAAAAATGGTAAGTTTCATATAGCTTGGATACCACCAGAAGAAAGAAGAAATAAAAAGGATGACAGAAGTGGTAGATTATATCCAGGTAATCATGTTGAGCTAGTTGCTGGTTGTGACCCTTATGACCATGACACTACAACTGATGGTAGAAGGTCTAATGCAGCTGCTTATGTATATAAAAAATTCTCAATGATGGATGACTTTTCCAATGTTTTTGTGTGCGAATATATACACAGACCACCAAAAGCTGAGATTTTTTACGAAGATATGATAAAAATGTGTTATTTTTACGGCTGCCAAATACTTGTCGAGAATAACAAGGTTGGGATTATAAAGTATTTTGAAAGAAGAGGTTATAATAATTACCTAATGGATAGACCAGAATCTACTCATACTTCATCAAGTAGAGCTCAGAAGACTAAGGGTATTCCTAGTACTGGAGCCTCTGTTATAGCTGCACAAGCTGAAGCTGTTTCATCATACATATATGACCACGTTGGAGTAAATGATGAGACTGGTGATATGGGAATATGTTATTTTAATAGGCTCCTAGAAGATTGGAGTCAGTTTGAGATAGATAACAGAACCAAATATGATGCCACTGTAGCTTCCAGTATAGCTTTACTTGGAGCTCAGAAGTTTGTAAAACCAAAAAAAGAACAAACATTCAATATGGATAAGTTTGTTAAAAGATATAAAAATACTGGATTAATATCTAAAAGAATATGAAAATCAATTTTGAAACAATAGGAGGTTATCCTACACCTTTTGTAAGTAATGAAGAAAAAGCTTCAAATGACTACGGTCTTCAATACTTCAAAACAATGTATAGAGATTATCAAAAGAGTGGTGAATCTAGCTATACTGCTAAAAGAAGAAGAATGGAGACTGCTAGAAAATATTCAGAGGGCATTCAAGATGTATCAAAATATAAAGACCTTTTAGATGTAGAAGGTGATACTTCATTTATGAACATTGATTGGACTCCAGTAAGTATTATTCCAAAGTTCGTTGATGTTATCGTTGGTGATTTATCTAATCAAGAGTTAGAGATAAAAGCTAGAGCGGTAGACAATGCTTCAGAGCAGATAAGAATTACAGAGAAAAATAACTTAATGCTTAAAATGCTTAACAAGGATTTTCTAGCTGAGTTAAGTGAGATAACAAAAATGGATTATAATCCTAAAGGTTTTGTTCCTCAGTCTGAAGAAGAGTTAGAGCTTTACATGCAGTTAACTTATAAGCAATCTCATGAAATAGCTTTAGAAGAAGGGATTAGCTTTGTTACTCAGAAAAATGATTTTGAAGAGACTAAAAGAAGAATACTAAGAGATTTAGTAGTTGTTGGTCAAGGTGCTGTTAAAACATCTATATGTCCTTCTTCTGGAGTCAAAATAAAATATGTAGACCCATCAAACCTAATAACATCTCACTCTGCTTCACCAGGATTTGAAAATATACAACATGCTGGAGAAATATATAGAGTTACTATAGCTGAGTTAAAGCAAATGGCTGGAGACCAGTTTACAGAGCAAGAATATAAAGAGATAGCTGAAAAATACGGAAAGAAAATATCTAACACTAAGTATGGTGTTGGTTTCGATATGAGTAATTCTAAGTATGTAAGTGAATACGATGAATTTTCTGTAGAGATACTTGACGCTGAATTTATGAGTACATACTACTTAAAGTATGAGAAAAAGATTAATAAATTCGGAGGATACTCATTAAACAAAAGAGGATTTAATCAAAAGATAAAAGAAAAAGAAAACAGAAAGGTTGTTCAAAATACTGTTAAAGCTGTCTTTTCTGGTAAATATATCGTAGGTAGCGATTATGTGTTTGATTACGGATTAGCTAAAAATATGATGAGACCTAAGTCTAATTTATCTGAGACTAGATTATCTTATATAATTTACGCTCCACACATTAGAAGAGGAAGAAACATGTCTTTAGTAGAGAGAATGCTTCCTTTTGCTGACCAGATACAATTAGCTCACTTAAAGATGCAACAACTATTAGCTAAGGCTAGACCTAAAGGTGCTGCTTTTGAAATAGGCTCATTAGAGAATGTATCTAAGGGAGATGGAGGAAACTTTACTCCTCTTGAGTTACAGGAGATATTTGACCAAACTGGTAACATCTACTTCAGAAGAACTGATGATGAAGGTAATCAAACTCAATCTATGCCTATCGTTGAATTAGAGAATGGTATAGGTAATGATATTAATAAGCTTATCGGTATATATCAGCACAACTTACAAATGATTAGAGACGTGACTGGTGTTAATGAAGCTAGAGACGCTTCTAAACCTTCTTCTGATGCCTTAGTTGGTGTTCAGAAATTAGCTTTATCAGCTTCTAATAATGCTACCAGATTTATCAATCAAGGTTACTTAAATATTATTAAGAGAACTGGTCAGTCTGTTTCTATGAGGCTTCAGGACTTATTAAAGTATGACAAACCATTAAGAGGTTATATTTCAGCTTTAGGAAATACCACTATGAAGAATATAGAGTTAAGTAAAGATTTATCTCTTTATGATTTCGGTATATTTATTGAGGTAGCTCCTGATGAGACTGAAAAGCAGTTGTTAGAGCAGAATATACAGGTTTCTTTAGCTCAAAAAGAATTGAGACTAGAAGATGCTATAGCTATACGTTCTGTAAATAATACTAAGCTAGCTAATCAAATGTTAATTCTTAGAAGAAAAAAATATCAAGAGGAATTGATGGAGCAAGCTAAGAAGAATGCTGAAAACAACGCTATGCAACAACAGCAATCTGTTATGGTAGCTTCTCAAGCTAAACAGCAGGAGATGCAAGCACAAATGCAGATGGAACAAGTTAATTCTCAATCAGACTTAAATGTTAAAATGCAGCTTCTTCAAGCTGAGTATGAGCTTAAAAATCAATTCGCTCAAGCTGAGCACGAAAGAAGAATGGCTGAATTACAGGTAAGTGGAGTTGTAAAAGAAAAAGCTAATAAAGCTTTAGGTAGCTCTAGAGAAGGCTCTATCGAAAAGAGTGCTTATTATCAGTCGCAAATGATTGAGCAGAGAAAAGATAAAAGAGGTCCTATAGAAGACCCTGATAATATTTTACCAGAAATTATCTAGTAAATAAATTTGTATAACAAAAAAAAGTTATATTTGCAAAAATCAATTTAATTAAATTACAATATTATGGAAATTAACAATGACATGGGCGATTTAATCGCTGGAGCATTTGGAGGTGAAGTTGTTAGAGATAATAGTGAGCAAGAGGCTCAAACAATAGACCTAACATCAGAGCAACCTCAACAAGAAGCACCTAAAGTGCAAGAAGAACCTGCAACGGTTCTTGATTTAACGGCTGACCAGACTCAAAATGAGTCTTCAAGCATAAAAGAAGAAAGTTCTTTAAATACTGAAAGTTCAGATTCAACTTCTGATTATTTATCTGATTTGAATCAACAACTCGGTTCTAACTTTGAAAGTTTAGAGCAGTTAGTTGAAAGATTCAATGAGTTGTCTGAGACTCCAAAACAAGAGTTCAATTACGCTAACGAGCAGTTAGAGGCTATGGACAGATTTGTTAGAGAAACAGGTCGCTCAGTAAATGATTTTTTAAGAACTCAAACAGTCGATTACAATGAAATGTCTAACGATAATATTGTAAAAGAGTATTTGAGAATGAATAATCCAGATTTATCTAAGGAGGAGATTGATGTTTATTTTGAATCTCAATACAAATCCTCAGAACAAGAAGAAGGGAAAATCACACCTCAATCAGTTCAACTGAAGAAGGATGCTGCTATTGCTCGTAAAGAGTTGAAGGAAATCCAAGAGTCTTATAAAATGCCTACTGAAGGTAATTATAACTCTGAAGAAGAACAACAACTAAGACAAGAGTTTATAAAAGGTATGTCTGATGAAGTTGATGCTGTGGAGTCTATTGAATTTGACATTAATGATTCTGGTGAAACTTTTACTTACGCTTTATCTGATGAGCAGAGAGCGGCAGCAAAAGAAATATCTCAGAATTTAGATGGATATTTTGATAAGTATGTAGATAAGGATGGAAATTGGAATTACGATTCATTAGCTATGGATATGTTTATTAGAGACAATTTCGAAGCTATCGTAAGAGCAGTGGCTAATCAATACAGGTCAAAGGGAACCGAGCAGGTTATTGACGAGATTAAAAACCCATCATTCTCTCCAGAACAAAAAGATGTTCAAGGTGGAAAATCAATAATTGACCAGGTGTCTGAACAAATATTTAAAGGAAGTTCTTTTTGGAATAGATAATAATTAACTAATAATAACTTTAAATTTTTTTAAAAAATGGCAACAGTTTCAACGGCTACTGGAATGGTTTTAAAACCAACTTCAGTTCAAACAGCCACAAACGAAAACTATGTAAGTGCTTTGACTGCTACGTCTGGTAATTTACATAAGAGAGACGTTTCCGAGCAGTTAGTAAAAAGATACGGAGACCAAGGTATTACAGGTCTTCTTGAGTTAATGGGTGCTAAAGCTCCTACTACTCAAAGTACTTTTGAGCACTACGAAGAAGCTTTCTTACACAATGATTTAGTATTTCAATTTAATACAGCTGTATCAGCAGCTGGTACAGGTTCTGAAGCAATCACAATACAAGCAAGTTCTTTGCATAGCGGTGAATCTGCTTTAAGAGTAGGTGATATTTTATTGCTAGAAGATGGTACTCAGTGTTATGTTCAAGCTAGAAGTACAGCATCTGCATTTACAATTTATCCATTAACTTCTAGTGGTTTTGTTAGTGCTAATGCTGGTTCAGTAGATGTAAACGCTGTAATCATCGGTAATGCTTTCTCAGAAGGTTCTGCACAACCAGAAGGATTGACTCCTCGTATTCACGAATACTCTAACCAAGTACAAATTATCAAAGAATCTTTCGAAGTTACTGGTTCAGAAGCTACTAACGTAGTTTATGTAAAAGTAGATAACGAAGAAATGGGTTCAGGATACTTATGGTATCTAAAAGGTGAGGCTGATACTTACAAGAGATTCATGGATTTCGCTGAAATTCAAATGGTTCTTGGTAATACTATAAGCAACACCACTTTGACTGCTACATCTTCTACTTTAGATGGTACTTCTTACTCTAACAGTACTTTAAGAGGTACTGAGGGTCTTTTACCATTCATTGAGAATAAAGGTCAATCTATGGATTTAGGTTCTTCAGCTATCACTATGGCTGACTTTGACGCTATCGTTAAATCTTTGGATAAATACAGAGGTGCTAAAGAAAACGCTCTTTACGCTGGTATTAACTTATCTTTAGATGTTGATGATTTATTAGCTGCTCAAGGTGCTTATGCTGCTGGTGGTGCTAACTATGGTACTTTCCAAAATAACAAAGACATGGCTATGAATCTAGGTTTCAACTCTTTCACTAGAGGTGGTTATACTTTCCACAAGAAAACTTATGATTTATTCAATCACCCTAAATTACTAGGTGCTACAGGTCAGAAGTATAATGGATACGGTATCATCATCCCTATGGATACTCAAAAAGATGCTCGTAGCGGAGAAATGATTCCTTCATTGAGAATCCGTTACAAAGCTGCTAATGGTTATTCAAGAGATATGGAGCACTGGTTAACTGGTTCTGCTGTTCTACAAAACAAAACTAACACTGAAGACGTGTTAAAATCACACTATCGTTGTGAAAGAGGTTTTGAAGGATTTGCTGCTAACCGTTACATGTTAATCAAAAAATCATAATTATTAACTTTTTAAATTAACATAAAATGGCTCAAATTATCGGAGATAAATTATTGATGTTTCACGCTGCTGTTGTAGATTCAAACTCTGTAGCAAACGCTGATGACGGTACTGATTTGGATTTAGCTGCTTTTCCAGCTACTAATGTTACTGCTATTGCAGCAGAAAACAATGGTAATGGATTAGTATACATCTACTTCAAAAATGGTACTAAATATGAAGAAGGAAGCATAACTGGAGACAATGGTACTAGTGTTGAAATGGCAGAACAAGCTTTTGTTAGATTAACTTGTACTTCTGGAAAAGAAGCTAGCGTTATAGAAGACCTATGGATTCTATTAAACTCAGTTTCTGCTTCACCTGTTATCAAGTTTGATGTAGTAAACAGCGTTTTCCCAATCGAAAACGTAAGTGGAGTTCAAATTAGACGACACATTACTACTAATACTGTAGCTTCTGACGCTTAATAGCTGAACATCGACTGTCTTGAAAAGATATACAGACAGTATAATCAATAAGGGGAGGGGAGGAAATCCCTCCTCTCCTTTTTTTTTAATTTAATTTAATATTTAATAAAATGGCAAGAAAAAAAGTCGAACAATCAAATGTTGTTACTCCTGTAGTAGAGACTCCAGTAGAAGAAACAACGCCAATCGTAGAGGCTCCAAAAGTCTCTAATCCTTTACCGACATTCGGTACTCAAATAAGTAGAAGACCTTCTATTTATAAATTAATCTCAAAAGATAAAGATAGAAAAACAGGTATGGATAGATACCCTATCGTATACATGTTAAAAGCTGAAGACATTGTATTTGACCCTATTACAGGTACTCAAAGAACAATTAGATACATCAAAGGTCAGAAGTCTATTTTTGCTGATGAGCAAGATAAAGGAACTTTAGTAAAGACTCCAATCACATTTAATAATGGATTTTTAATTGTTGAACACACTAATCCTAACTTGAAAAAGTATTTAGACATGTGTAACGCAAATATGAATAATCCAAATAGATTATCTTCATCTGCACCTTCTT